ATGCATCAGCAGCTGCCAAATCTGCGGCGTCATGTTCTTCTTTTAAACGGCGCATCTCAGATTCCAAATGCAGCTTAGCAATTTCCAATGCCATCAATCTTGTACGGCACAAATCCACTCTCGCTCGTTTTCTTGCAATGAGCGTATCAACTTCAGCTTTGCGTTTAGACATGTCAACCAGGATAGAGATACTATCCGATAACCTTTCGGACTATTTATTATTTTTGCTAGGTCAAAAAAACACCCAACCCGAAAACACAAGTCAGCATGTCAAAATCAGGACAGACACCCCGAAAAATAGGTGTCGGCCCCATCACGGAATTACCATCCCGAAAAATAGGTGTCAACCACCCCCGTAAAATCCTGCCAATCATTTATCCGCTAAATACCCTCTTCTACACAAAAACCACCGCAGGTGCAGTAATAACACTTTTATTTAGCAAACCTAAACCCTTTATATTCTGCAGGATAATCTTTTTCCCATTCTTTAAAGAACTCATTTCTTAATTCCGGTTCTAATTCCTTTGCATCACCATGAACATAATTAAATAGCGATTCCTTTCTATTCCAATTTTTAAACAAACCAGCATATTTTCTTAAAATTCTTATTTCTTCAGCATCATACCCACCTTCTTCAATCAAAGCTTGATCCACTTTTTTTGATTCTCTTCTTGCTTCATCCCAATTTCTGCGTTTGTACGCATCTTTCCACAGTTCATCTCTTTTCTTTCTTGCATCAGTACCTCTTGCAAAAAGACCAACGTTCACTTGCTTTCCACCAGACATTTTTTTGCTCGTCGGGGTTGGGGGGTCTTAGTATTACCCCCCCAACCCTGGCACTGGCACAGTAACAAAAAAATACTTTTTTCATTACTTTGCCGCCAGAATATGGATCAACCACAGGTCGAGCAAACCTTAACCAATGCAAGAATTGCATGGTGTTTTACAATTAACAATCCAAATGTGACAAAAGAGCATTTTTTAGATGAAATCTCAGAAAAATGCAAATATATTGTTATTGGATTGGAAAAAGGAGAGTCTGGAACTCCACACTTCCAAGGATACTTGGAATTAAAAAGAAAGCTTCGTTTTGCGCAAGCAAAAACTTTGTTTCTCCCACTCGTCCCACATCTTGAAGCACGACGAGGAACCCCACAGCAAGCTGCTGACTATTGTAAAAAAGAAGGCGTTTTCGTTGAGGCTGGTGAATTAACCAGACCTGGAAAACGGTCAGATTTAGATGAAATGACTGATATGCTTGTGTCCAAACAAGATATGCGAGATGTTGCACTGTCTTCGCCTGCAACATGGGTGCGAAATTATAGAGGTCTTAAAGCCTTTCAAGACTTAATAGCACCCAAACCTCGTGTGTACAAACCAGAATTCCAATTACACCTATATTATGGGCGTACTGGAACTGGAAAAACCTATAAAGCATTTATGGATACTCCAGACATCTTTAGAAAACCTGTAGGGGATGGGTTATGGTTTGATGGCCTCGAAATTCATCATAAGACTGTACTAATTGATGAATGCGTCGGCCAATATAAATTGGCTGACCTTTTGCAAATTACTGATGTATATGCTTGCAAAGTCCAAACGAAAGGAGGCCATGCTAATTTGGATGCTAATTTGATGATATTTACAACAAATATACACCCTGCTACTTGGTACAAAGGTCCAAATGGTATTCCATACGAAGGACGAGAAGAAAATGGGCGCGCTTTAATGCGCCGATTCACGAAAATTCTGTATTTCGTAACTCGTGATGATGTCCGAGAAATTGCCGACAAGCAACACTTTTGGGAACATGCCTCCGAATATCAATAAATTGTTTTTTCCCACGCTTTCTTTTTATTACCATGGATTCGGACAGTATGCACACTAGTGATTCGGAAGACTTTGATATCGAAGCAATGCCTGATTGGAATTATACAACAGATCCAATCGCGCTTGCTTATCGAACTGGTGATGAAAGATATCAAGACACCAAAAATCCACTTTGGTTTCCACCTGGTGTTTGTTTGAAGGTGTCACCCCTTCTAACTTATCCACCACATCAATGCTTTACAGATGTCATGGAAAACCCTGACACGCATGCGATCACACCTTATCATCCTATGATTGGACCATGCGATCATCATATGGATGATAATGAAATTATGGATTGGGTTTTGACATTCACTGATTATCCATCCTACATTCTTATGACTTATGCGCCTGGTGACACGCAGTCTGATATCCGTCAAGAACGAGGACATACTTTACGTAATCTCGTACCAAGATGTCATATTTTAGATGCAACTCGCATGAATCTAGCTGTTCTTGCTTCATGTTCTCAACCTGAACGCTTTCATTTTCTCCATGATGCGTTAGCACCAGTTCTTAAGTGTGATCGATTTTTGGTTCGACACCTTATTGATACAATGCCGTTTGAAGATCATAACTGGACTTTTGAAAACTGGGGTTTCTTTTTTAAACCAGATTCCTTTTTCCCGAATGATCCTCATCTTTCTTCCCACTACCAATATATTGCACTTCAAGCCAATAATTGGTGTATTGCTCGAGATTCTGACCAAAAGAAAGATAACAGAATCAAATGGCGTTATCTTACACCTGAAAACTGCAATTCTCATCTTGTTTTCGATCTTGTTTGTGTCTATATTTTGACAACAGATCTATTTGATAATTTTGATAATCAATTGAAATACGAATGCATGTCAGATTATATCCCTTGGTCTATGATGGCCCGATATATGGATACATCATTGTTTTTGAATACCATTAAACCATGGTTTCAATCTCGACAAATTCTTAGTTGGTATTTATATTCTAAATACAGCTTTGATAAACCTTATGATCTTCCATGTTTTCAACAATATCATCATTTAACACAACCTGGTTATAACCAGGTTCACCAAATCCTCCCACAGTCTCGCACACCATGGGCTGGTCGAATTGCTCTTTATGCAACTTCTATTACGCCTAAAATCATTTTTAATGCTGATTTACAAGTTCGTAGAATTCGATCCGAAGTTAAATTTCATCAAAGTATTATGGAAGAAAATATGTATACACCAACAATTAATCCAGAATATCAATACGTTTTACCGTTGTGATTTATTTAATAATAATAATCCTTCCTCCAATCCTTACCAAGGACAACAAGAAATTTCCTTTGTCTCCCCATCTTTCTTTGTTCCTGTCCAGATAGCAATTTCTTTTTGGAGCATTCCTGGGGCTAATTCTTTAATTAGTGCTCGTAATTCAATACCAACATCTTTGATTAAAGCGTCTAACTTCTCATCCAATTTTTCTTCAAACATTTCCATCACTTCATCATCGAACTGGACATCTTCATCCTCGTCAGAAAATTCCATTTCTACAGGTGTGGTGTGGCGTTGCATTTTTTGGAAAACTAATAATTCTCCAAAAAAATTCTATTTAAGTCCGAATTGCCTTAAATACGAAAAAATATAACTATATTTCATTCTTGCCATGGCCTACAAACGCAGACGCTACTCTCGCAGATCTCGCCCACGAAAGCGAGCTAGAAGAACTTACAAACGAAAATCTTACTCTCGAAGGTATAGTAAATTTTACAATATGGTTCAGAATACCTTTAAATCTCGTCAACCTTTTCGACCTCCCCGACAATCTGTTGCTTCCTTGCAGGGTACTTATTCAGTACCGCCTACTCAACCAAATAATTGGCTATCCACAGCAGCAGCACTTGCTTTAATGGGCTATGGAGGCTACCAAGGTTATCAATATATTAAACCTTGGCATAATTATGTTAATGATCTCTCTAAAAATACAATGAGAGATGTCGAAAAACAATCCTTTCCTGGACAATCATTAAAGGAAGGGGCTCATCGATTTCACAAATTTCTTTATCAAGCCCCAGGACCTATATCTACTAAATTCTACCGTCCTCCTGGTTCTCAATTAAGTTCTCCTCCTACATCTACTATTGCGGGACGAGTTAGGAACCGACCTAGATTAGAACAAGAGCAAACTAATGAGCTCGTACAACAAGGATTCATACCACCTGATTTACCTACTTATCAGGACTTTTTAGCATCTTTAAATCCTGATTTAGTTTATGACCCATCAACTAATCAAAAAACAGAACTTTAATAAACTTACTTTTTTTAGACGTGGATCTGGTTCTCTTATCGGAAAAATGCGACGTGTAGGAGCTACTATCAAAGGCTTTGGAGACTACAAAATTGCCAACAATTCCATTATGAAAGGAGGAATGACACCACCTATGATTACAAACTCTATCTCCAACGGAGCAGTAATCATCCGACACAGAGAATATCTCAGAGATATCTTTAATTCTGTTGATTTTCAAAATATTTCTTTTGATCTCAATCCTGGAATCACATCATCTTTTCCATGGCTATCACAAATTGCAATGTCATTTGCACAGTATCGTTTCAGAGGTCTTGTTTTTGAATTCAAATCAACTTCTTCTGATACAGTTCTAAGTACTGCTGCATCAACCTCTTTAGGAACTGTTGTTATGGCAACTCAATATAATGCACTTGATGATCCATTTACTAACAAATTTGAAATGGAGAATTGGGAATACTCTGTATCTACCAAACCTTCACTCTCATGCATGTGTCCGATAGAATGTGCTAAATCTCAGACTCCTGTTTCTTTATTATGGACTAGAAATGGTCCTAAACCTGGAGATGAACGGTTATATGATTTAGGAAACTTTAATATTGCAACTGTTGGTATGCAAGGAGCAGTAGGAAGTTCTGCTATTGGAGAACTTTGGTGTTCTTATGAAATCGAATTCTTTAAACCTCAGTTTATTGAAGATGTTAGCACTACTACTGCTTATTTTGATTTATTACAACCTATTCAAAACAATCCATACTCTCCTAAATTCACCAGTATTGGATCAGCATTACCTTTTGGAACAGGAAATGATGATATCTTACCATGGATGGACAAACCTGGAAATTCCAATGTCTCTAATATTTCAATTAATCCATCGCAACGTAGTTTGAAGATTAAAGATTCAATTGCTAAAAGACTTTTCATTACATTTGGATGGAGATATGCTAATGCAATTACTTCTTTGACACCTCCAGCTATTCTTGCTATAGTAGGAGCTAAAAAGGTCTACTTTATAGGACAAAACTTTGGATCACTACAAACACCATCACCTGGAAGTGGAATGAATGCAGGTGACTGGTGTATTATACAGACGGTGATTGAAGTAACTTCTGATAATGCTTCTATTAATTTCACAACTGGAGCAACAATTCCAACTGGACAGACTGCTACTTTCTTTTATTGTTATATTACTGAACTTGCACCTGATGTTGCTGGAATAGCATACGATCCTTAATATTAATAAATTAATTACCATTCAGTTTCATTTATTTTATCAACTTTAAAAACAAACTCAGCACGTTCAATACTCCATTCTAACTCACTAGTTAAAGTATATTCTTTCCAAATCGCGTCAGCCAATTCAATTTTGGCGCACCATGATTCCATATCTTTAGGCTTAAAATTATTCATGTCAGGAAATGCATCAGCAGCTGCCAAATCTGCGGCGTCATGTTCTTCTTTTAAACGGCGCATCTCAGATTCCAAATGCAGCTTAGCAATTTCCAATGCCATCAATCTTGTACGGCACAAATCCACTCT